CGACTCAGACGTTCGTCCAGGTCGACAAGGCGGGCCAGTGGTTCGCGACGTCGATGAGTGGGCACGGTGTCCCCGACAAGCAATTCGGTATACACCTGTGGTACCGCAAGTCACTCGCCGTTCCGTGGGAGCTGATCCAGTTCTATAACGATGCGCACGGCAACATCACCGTCATCGGCAACGAATTATACTTCATCGTCAATCGCAAAAACGGAACCTCATTCATGAATAAAATCTCACGATGGCAAGGTACGCGCTCGTGACGTACGCGTATGCGCTGATGCAGTGGCGGACCGTCGACGAGTTCCGTGCGCACCTGGCCAAACACGACCCAGCCGTCGCACCGTGGGCGCGTGGAGTCGTCCTCCATCACACCTGGCGACCAATCCCGACCCAGTGGAACGGGGCCCGCACGATGAACGCGATGTCGAGTCGATACGAGGCGATGGGCTGGCGTGGCGGTCCGCATCTGTTCATCGTCACCGGATCACCCAAGGTCGAGAACGACGGCATATGGCAAATGTGCCCGCTCAACCTCCCCGGCATCCATTGCAGCGACCTAAAGGGGAACGCATCGATGTGGGGTATCGAGGTGGTCGGCGACTATGATGTTCGACCCTGGCCCGATGACCTGCACACCCTGGTACGAGCGACGACCCTGGAGCTGATGAAATGGCGGGGGATCGTGGTATCGGGTGCCACGCTGAAGGGTCACCGCGAATACCCAGCGGCGCGCAAGACGTGCCCGGGGTCCGCGATCAATATGGACACGATCCGAACCGAATTCCGAGCGTACCAGGAATGACGATGACAGAATCATTAGAAACCAAACTAGCCCGGGTGGAAACCAAGCTCGACGCGGTACTGTCGCGACTCGAGAACGGCGACGCCAATTTCAAGGAGTTTGAAAAGCGGATCGCCAACATCGAAAAACAGGTGTACGCCGGGGCGCTCATTATGACCGTGGTGTGGGCTGTAATTCTGTTGTGGATTCGCCAGCAGTTAGGAGCGTAACATGAAACGATGGTACCGCAGCAAAACCGTATGGATTAACGTGCTGACCCTGGTCGCGATGATTCTCGCGACGGTGGCAGCCTGGCCCGAGGTGCAGGACGTCGCACCCCAAATCGCGTATGCACTGGCGATCGTGAATGTGTTGTTACGCTTCGTATCGTCGGAGTCGATCCGGTGACTGCACGCAAGTCGAAACCACGCGCGCGGACCCCGTCACCAAATCCCCCGACCGAGTACTCGATGATCATATACGACCAGGTCAAAGAGGCGGTCAGGGTGACGGGTAGTGTATACCTGGCCCTCAAACTCCTCGAGGTCGACAAGGGCTCATGGTATCGACTGATGGTACGCCAGCCACAACTCGCGAGCGAAATACGCGCGGTGCAGGAACAGGCCAAAGACGCGTACTGGGTATGGTTGCGGTGTGAGCTCGACGAACACATCGCGGCAAAAAACCTACTCGCCGTCATGTTCTCAATGAAGCGCGAGGACCCCAGCTACCGAGAAAGCTACAATGTCACTACCACCAATGCCCCTACAGACTACATCATCGACCTCAGCTCCGACGATCCGCCACAGCTCGCAGACGTCACCCCAGCGCGCATTTTGGGCGAGTGACGCGCGGTTCCGTCTGTTCGTCGGCGGTCGTGGTTCGGGAAAAACCCGGGCCGGTGCGGTCGAGGCGATCCGGCAACCACGCGGCACCACGGGCCTGGTGGTCGCACCGACCTACCCTATGCTACGACTCGGGGCGATGGAAACCATCCTAAAATTGACCGCAAAGGCGGGGATCGTGACCGCGTGGAACAAATCCGAGATGGAGCTCCGACTGTTGGGTGACCGTCGCATCATATTCCGCAGTGCGGACAACCCCGACCGGCTACGCGGTGCGAACGCGGGATGGTTGTGGCTGGACGAGGTGGCGATGATGAATGCCGAAATCTGGCCGCTCAGTATCGCGACCCTTCGCGAATCACCCGGTCGGGCCTGGATGACCACGACCCCACGTGGCAAGGATTGGGTATACCAACTGTTCGACGGTGACCACCGCGACTACGCCACGATCCGCAGCAAAACGACCGACAACATGTTCCTCGACGACACGTTCGTCGCGACCCTCAAACAGTCGATGACGTCCGAGATGTATCGCCAGGAGGTCGACGGCGAGTTCACCGATCCGGTCGGCAGCATGTTCCGTCGGGAATGGCTGACGGTCGCCGATCAGCGGCCACAGGGCGTCCAGTGGTTCCGATATTGGGACCTGGCCTCATCGATTCGCCAGAGTGCCGACTATACCGCGAGCGTGCGGGTCTGTCTGCACAATGGCGTCGTATACATCGCCGACGGCATCCGGATCAAGGCCGAATGGCCCGATGTGCGGCGTATCATGATTGAGACGATGCGATCCGAGACGGGCACGGTTCACGGAATCGAAAAAGCACAGCACGGGCTCGCGGCTACCCAGGAACTACGCCGGGTGCCCGAGCTCGCCGACGTGTCGTTCCGTGGCATCGACGTCAAGGGCGACAAGGGTCAGCGGGCTATGCCGTGGGCGGCGCGAGCTGAACAGGGCGGCGTGCGGATCGTGGCTGGCGCGTGGGCGCGGGATTTTCTCGACGAGGTGGTCGCGTTCCCCAGCGCACCCCACGACGACTATGTCGACGCGGCCAGCGGTGCGGTGGCAATGGTGGCAAAACCGTCTTTCGAATGGAGCTTCAGATGATCACATACCCCAATGGGTGGCTCGACAACATGCGCCAGACTGGACGACTGGCGGGCGCTCCTGACGCGTATCGTCTGGTGCCGATGGTCTATCGTGCGGTCAATCTGCGGGCCGATGCCCTGTCGAGTGTACCGTTCACCCTCCAGCGCAACGGTGAGACGGTCGACTGGCCCTGGACTGCGAACTTCGCGCAACTGATCAAGGACACCGAACGCAGTCTATTGGTGTACGGTGCCGCGTATTGGCTGAAGGTCGTCAAGGGTCGGACCCTGACCGGATTCGTCGCACTGAACCCGTCGACGATGACCTGGGTATTCGACGCATCGAAATCGGATATCTACCAACCGTACAAGGGATTGACCTGGTACCAGACGGTGAATGGGAAAATGTATGGGCCCTGGACGATCGACGACATCGTATACTTCCGCGAACCATCATTCGTCGACGACGTCGGGCCGGGTGTGGCGCCAGTGTCAGTCGCACTCACTGATGCACAACTGACCCACTACCTGAACTCGTTCGCGATGGCGTTCTTCCAGGGCGGGGCGCAACCCGTCACCGTGATGAACACATCGGAGTACACCGACCGGGCAACCGCGGAACAATTCGAGGCCAGTGTCAACGCAAAGGCGGCCGGCGGGATTGTCAACGCGTTCAAGTTCCTATTCTTACGGGGCGGTGACGTCAAGATCACGCAGCTCACACCACCGCTCGACACCCTGCAGATGCCTGAACTGTCGGAGCGGTCGATCACGGCGATCGCCGCCACCCTCGGGGTGCCGCGTACCATGTTGGAGGCATCGGCCGCGAACTACGCAACCGCCGACAGCGATCGGCAGTCATTTTGGCGCGAGACCATCACCCCGCGGCTGGGTCTGTACGAGTCCGTCATCAATACCCAGGTCATGAGCCCGATCAAGTACGAGCTGATATTCAAACCCGAAACGCTGGACGTCTTCCAGGTCGACGAGGCGGCGCGCGCGTCCTCATTCCTGGCATATGTGCAGGGTGGCATCCCGGCACGATCCGCGGCGCAACTGTTGGGGATCGACAACCTCGACGAGTACTGGCCAGCGGAGCCCGAACAAACCACGACACCCGAGACGGTCGAAATCCCCGACGCACCACCGACCGAGGCCGCCGGCACCACGCCGATCGTGACGGTCCCCGATGCAACCGCGAGCAAAACCGCCGGGGAGTGGGCGCTACTATCAAAAAAAATCGAGCGTCGAATCAAAACCGGTCGTGATCCCCGCACGACGTTTGATTCGGCGCATATCACTCCCGACCAGGTGGCGTCGGTGATGGCACGGTGCATAAAGGGAATGACCGTCGCCGACCTCGAGGACGTCATCAGTGAGGTGAAGGCCACAGTCGACGACCTGACGCCCGAGGAGCGGCGACTGTACGAGCGCATCGTCGCCGACATGCAGCGCAAGGGCCAGTCGTGGGCGACGTCCGTCGCACGTGGCGAGGTGATCGACCCGACCCTCGCGGAAATCATCAAGCCGGCACTCCAGGTCGAACTCGGGCGTACGATGACGACTGGCATCGATAACCTGGGGGTCAAGTTCGGGCCACAAGTCGACCCGGCAAAAACGGGCGAGTATGTGCAGGACTGGCTGTCGGAATATGTGCCCGATCGGTCCAAAGAAATCGACGACAACTCCCGCAAAATCCTGCAGCGGGTCGTCGAACAATACCGCGTCACCCCGTCGATGACCAAGGACGACATCGCCTACGCACTCCGCGGGTCGTACGATCAGTCGCGGGCGATGTCAATCGCCATCACCGAAACCACCCGGGCCGCATCTCAGGCGGTCAACTCGTACCGGTCGCACCTCGGGTCGTTAGGATTCAAAACGAATCGCACCTGGGTCACCGACAACGACGACAGAGTGTGCGCGATCTGCGGACCACTGCACCTCGAGCCCGAGGAGGAGTGGCTGATTGACTACCCAGACGGACCGCCAGCTCATCCCCGATGTCGGTGTACGACGTCGATCGGGATTATACGGGAGTAGTCATGGCATCAATCGAGGTCGAGTACATCGGGCGCATCAGCGTCGCCCGGATGCAAAACATGGTAGAGGCGGTCACCCTGGCGTACGCGACCGAGGTCATGAAAACCATGAGGGACGCCATCCCGCGACCACCACAGCCGGGCGCGCAAAAGTACAAATCGGAAAAGCAGCGGCGATTCGTGATGGCGGCGATCCGTCGCGGCGACATCACAGTCCCGTACCTGCGTGGCACCGGTTCCAAGCTCAACCCGTCGCACGACCTAAATGCCGCGTATCGAGTCGACAAGCTGGGGACCGAGGCCGTCCTCGCCAGTACTGCACCGTATGCGGAATATGTGGTCGGCGACAAACAAGCCCCGATCCACCAGGACCGGTGGCCGACTGCGGTCGATAGTCAGGAGGAGGTGCAACGGTCGGGCCTGATCGAGTACCTAGTACAAAAAGCTATGGAGAACGTCTGATGGATGAAACATTCACCGCACCACAGGCCGTCGCCGATAATGCACAGCGGGCCCTCGACGTGCGGGCAACCAAACCGGAATCGGAGCGCGGGATGACGCCGGTCGGGCTGGCTCGCGCCAACCAACTGGCGAACCGCGAACCGGTCAGCCTCGAGACGGTCCGACGGATGGTGGCGTATTTTGACCGCCACGAAGTGGACAAGGAGGGATCGACGTGGGATGAACAGGGGAAGGGCTGGCAGGCGTGGTACGGATGGGGCGGGGACGAGGGGCGCGCGTGGGCGCGTCGTATTTTAGAGGAGTACAACATGAGCACCAAGGCATCACGCCGACACAGTGAGTCCGACATGGAATCACTACGGACCGCAGCGCACCACGTCAAGCAAACGATGAAGTCATTACGATCCGTCGGCTATGACGGCATGAAACCCAAAAGCATCAAGGCCCTGGACGAGTCGGTCGTCCTGACTAATCGCCAGATCGCACTATACGACGCGATCGAGATGACGGTCGAGGAGTACGGGCTATTCGACCGCGGCATCGGTGGCAACGGTGCCCACTATGTGACCGCAGAGAACAACCCATTCGCAGCCGAGGGCATGGCGTGCAAAAACTGCGTTCTATTCCTGGCGAACCGGTGCGAAATCATCGACGGCGAAATCGAGGAGAACGCATTGTGTAAATTCTGGATCATCCCGGAGGCTATGCTGACGATGGAGGCCCCAGTCGAGCCGGCACCAATGGAACCAATGGAACCAATGGAGGACGAGGTCGCCGCCATCGAGGATCGCGAGACCACGCCGGCAGAACGTGCCGACATGCCAGCGGGTGACTTTGTCATTCCCGAGACGCGGAACTTCCCGATCGTCACACCTGGCGACATCGACGCAGCCGTGTCGAGCTGGGGACGGTACGAGGGCGACATCACGTTCGAGACGTTCAAGGCCCGACTGATCGCACTGGCGGTCACCAAGGGTCCCGAGTTCGTCGCACGTCTTCCCCAGGCATGGAAGGACGAGATGGACGCAACCGCGGCACTTGACGGCAATGCGATAATAAACACAGAAGCCACGAAGGCATTCGCACGTCGATTGATGGGGCGCCAATGAACTCGAAACCTCACGCAATCAAGGCGACCGCACCGTTCACCCTCGCAGGTCGCGGTGTGGTGTATGGCGGGGTCGATCTGACGGGTGACCGATTCAGTGCCGACACCGACTTCGGCGCCACGCGGTCATTCGTCGGCATGCCGGTCTACTACGACCACGCACTCGGTGGCATCAAATCGCAGATCGGGACGGTCAAGGCTTGGACCCCGACGGATGACGGCATCGATGTGGAGATCGAGCTCAATCGCCGGCACGCGTATGCGGCCGACGTGATGAAACTGGCCGAATCTGGCGCGCTGGGTCTATCGACCGGTGCGCTCCCGCACCTCGTCGAGCGCG